CTTAACTTGTTTTGCACGGCTCATATCTGCAACAGATTTACCTTCAAGTGCATCTTCTACTTCCTTCTTAGATGCTAGATTACCAATACTATCTAATACGATGATGAGTTTATCACCACGATTCACTTCTTGAAGCTGTTGCATTATATCGAACTTCAACTGTTCAATGTCAGTCAAAGGTGTGTGTAATACTCTGTCCATATCAATATTGAATGTCTCAAAGTATTTGATAGGAGTACCAAACTCACTATCGTAGAACAAAAGAACCGCATCGGGATATTTGTCCATGTATGATTTTGCCATCAACAGACTAAATGCGGTTTTAAAGTGTTTAGATGGACCCGCCCACATTGTCAAACCAGGCGTCATACCACCATCAAGACTACCGGACAAGGCGACATTCACCATTGGCACGGAAGTTGATACAATATCTTTGTCATTAAAGAACTTTGATTTGGATAGAATTGCACTATCTTTAATCGTTGTATTCTTTTTCAATTTATCAAGTAAACTCATTTCAATTCTCCATCTATTTTGGTAATCTTATTTTTGGGTATGTGTTCCATGCCATCATCTGTAAAGAAGGATTCTAAACTAGGACCACTAGGTGTGTCAAGCACTTTTTTCTTCTTTGCCTTTTTGACTTCAGGTTCTGGCAACTTTATGTTTCGTAGGGTTTGTTGTGATGCTATGAGAAGAAGAACCGCAAGAGGGTCAAACACCACGATGATAACAATAATAACAGTTCTTACTGCTTTATCTATGAAAGAGGGGTCCTCTTTTGAGTAGAATAACTCGGCGATATACTTAATAGGACCTATCTCTGCCGCTAATTTGTTTTCTTCTGTCAACAAAGGCAACTTCTCATTTGCAATTCGTTTTAATTCTGCCTGTGTTTCTTGGATTTGACTGTCAATTTTTCTTGAAGCAGTTGCCGGGTCACCTGCTCGTTGTAACAGATATTGTAATCTGTCTTTTGCAATCTTTTCTTGTGTCTCTAATGTTTTAATTTGAGCAGAGTTTGCACCAAGAACCACATTCGATTCAAGGTGTGCCTTAGAAAGGTATCCAAAGATACCCATTGAAGTAATCAACATCAATAAAACAATTGCGATACTGAAATAGTAACGCATCACTCTGTTGGTAACATTCCAATTGTTATACAACCAAGAAACTGTTACCAACTTTGCGATTTCTAATACTGAACCCATCAGTATAATTGGCCAGAATGAACCTGGAAAAATCTGAGCAAGACCTATTACCGAATAAAATGCGGCAATGGCAGATAAAGCAATTGCAGTTAAAAACGGTAATAGAACATGGGTCATGCAAAGAATCCTTCCAATGAAGATTGTTTTTCAGTTTGCCAACCAATACAGTTGAGAATTACTTTAATCGGTTCGATAAACGCCTTTTCAAATTGCAAATCGTAATTCACATACTCATGTAGACCGAACTCTTTTGGTAAACGAACCGGGAAAGAAACAACATCTTCTTTCAAAGGGTTTGGTGTTTTGAGATATGTAAACTTCAACTTCTCACCTTCCTGAATTAATGGGTAAGATTTAGAAAGGCTCTTTTCTTTCAACATGTGATTATACAGAATCGCACCTCTCACATGAATTGGTGTGCCTTTCTTGTAAAGGCTCGCAGAATCCGAATACTCTTTCAGACCATTGATGCCACGGGGAAAGGCAACATCTTCTGGTGGTAGAGATTTGAATTCTTGTTTGAATTTCTCAATAAAGTCTTGCACTTCTTGTTCAGAAGCGTTGACGATTAGAGAAATTGTTTCTTTCATCTTCTCACGGATTACCGATGGAGTAGATGACTTGACCATTTCGAGACCCATGACTTTCATCTGAGGTTCTTTATACTGCACACCCTCGTTGTTATACACATTAAGAATGTATCGTTTCTTGGCAGTCCAGATACCTTTGTCAGAAAGACCTTCTCGTTTCATTTGCATTTTTTGGGCAAACGCATGGACATACGAAGCAAGCTCTTGATAACTTTCGTCAATATAAGGTTGTATTTTATCTTCGCAGACTTTATCCATGAATTCGATGATTCGGTTAGGATTCTTTGTTTGCGGATACACTTTATCAACAAGGTTGCCAAGGCGGAGATAAATCGAGTCTGTGTCCGAGGCGATAACATAATCTTCATTTTCAGTCTTTAGTAATTTGTTCATGTAGGAATTGAGTTTATTTTCAATCCAACGAATGGACAATTGACCGGCTTGGGTAACTGCCAATGCTTGACGCAAATCATAAAAACGAAAATATTGTGAACCTAACGCACCATAAGCGGAGTTTAGTGATACTTTCTTTGCAAGTTGTAGATTGTTATATCTTGCTACGAGTTTATCAATCTCTGCTTTCTTGTGTGGGTCTGTTTCATTCTCATATTCTTGTTTTGCCTTCAACATCATCTTCTTAAACTTCTTGCGGTCCTCATACATTTCTTCCATCATCTTTGGCAAGAAACCTTGAATATCCGTTCGAAAGAATTGACCATTCGGTGTCAACGCCACACCACTCAATACTGATGTGTCGATTTTTTTATTTAGCAAGTTTTCTACATTAACACCTTGTTTCAAAACTTCTTGCATTGCCGCATTATAGTCTGATGGTTCAACCAAAGTCTCGGGTGAGATATTGTATTGAATCAACAAATGCGGATACAGAGAGTTCAAGTCGAAAGAAGCAACCCAATGATGCATACCAACTTGTGGGTCTTTAACATATGCACCTTCAAATGCAGAATTCTTTTTCTGTATCACTTTTGGTGGCACAACAATCTTCTTCTCAAGCAAATGAGAATAGATTAGAGCATCCCACATACGAGTTTGTGCAAACACATCTTCATAGTTTGTTTTAGTGTCGTATGCGAGAGTGAGTGCCAACTCAAGCAATTTTAATTTATCTTCTAGTTTAACGATAAGTTCCACATCTTTGATGTTATACTCAATAAACTTTTGATAGTTGAGTTTATACAGTTGATGCAGACTGTCGTATTCGTCATACGAGAGTTTGTTTTCGCCAAGTTCGACATTTGCAATGTTATCCAGTTTATATGATTCTTGGGACTTGCCACCTGGCGCATACCACTTATACAGTTCAATGTAATCAAGGGCAGAAACACCGCCAATGTTATATTGAATCATTTCACGACCATTGATGGTCACTTTTCTTTCCCACATATAATTCCATGGCGAAAGTTTTTTCATTTCATCTTCACCAAGAATCATACGAATACGGTTGACAAGATAGGGAATATCAAAGAAGTCAATGTTCCAACCTGTCACAACATCTGGACAATTTTCTTGCCAGTCTTTTAGAAACTTTTTGCACAGGTCGAATTCACTATCACACTTGATATAATTCTCATCACCTTTGAGTTCATAGTCACCACAACCATAAACAGTTGTGCCACCATTCAATGTTTTCCATGCGATGGCAGTAATTGGTTCAGTTGTTTTATATGGGTCAGGAAATCCATTCTCAGAACCCACCTCAATATCGATAATGGCAACATTGATATATTGCATGTCCCAATCAATTTGACCAATGAATTCATCTGCGATAAACGCATACTCAAATCGGTCATTGCCATAGATTTTAAAGTTTTCGACACCATCATACTTACGAACAAAATCTTTCGCATCACGAATGTCGCTGAACTTCATCGGTTCAAGATTTTCTTTGAATAGAGTTTTCCATTCAGATGGTTTTTTGGATGGCAAAAACAAAGTAGGCGAGTATTGAATTTTCATCTTTACTCGCCTGCCGTTTTTGACACCTCTAAAAAGAATGTTGTTGCCTTGAACGGCAACATTGGTGTAATATTTACTCATTCAGATAGTATATCATACTCTTGGGATTGCAGAGGCAATTTGAATGCCACTACCGAAAACTTGATTGTATTGATTTTCTAATTCACGGCTAGGTGTAGTAACACACAATACATCGGTCTTGTTCAACTCAATGCCAGTAGAAAATTCTTCAGCATAATCCAAGAAAGGTGCGAAACCCATCATAGGTCCTTCTTTCGTTGGTTGAACAACGACCTGAACAGGTTTTTTAATTTTGAAATCGTTGAACAATTTATTAGTCAACTGTTCGTCAACTTCACCTAGGATCGTATGATTGGTTTTGAATGTTATTAGTTTTATTGTCATATTTTTTAATCTCTATTACCGAATCAGTCGGTTGTTTATTTGAAAATTCTATTGCTTCAGAGAATGTTTCAAATTCTCTAAATGCAACAGTATTGCCGGTCATGTAATATGAAACTCTATACATTAACTTTTGTCTCCGCAGGTACAACTCCGATGGTCACCCATCGTTTCGGAAAGAGCATTTCTCTCCCTTGAAAGTCCCTCATATCATAGGTTGGGTCTTGCATCCAACCAATCACTTCAACCATATCATCAAACTCACGCAAGAACAAATCGTACCTTTCAGCACGGGGCATTTTGTGTTCGATGGCTAGTTTTTTGGCGATTTCACGGGTGTTCATTCTTTTCTTTCCTCAAAGTCGTAGAAAAAATCATTGTTGTTTCGAGCAGAGTGTTTATTAAATTTTTCTACTGAATACAACTTTGTTGCAATTTTAAAATCTGGTCTCTTAAATTCAGGTACTGTCAGAGAAGCATCATAGAATAGTGTTTTATTGTTAGGTTGTGCGGCAAATTGTCCGTTGTCTAACTTGATAAAATTATAACTCTTATGTTCTTCAACTGTTTCAGAAAATCCTGTGTTCAGATAACCAGGGTCGTTTTGGCAAAAATCTACGGTGAACATATACTCACCGAAATGCCAGGTTCTGTCTTTGTCTAAGAATTTACACTTCAACATTCGAAGGTTGTCTTTTTCAATGACAGTAAAATTATAACTCAAACAGTCCCAAATTTGCAAGTAGTCCAGAGGCAAAGATGGTGTGTTTAAGTCTGTTTGCCTTGATACGAAAGCATGAAGTGGTAGTTTATCATATAATGCACCATAGTTGGGCAATAGTGCTTCGATTCTAAATGCCTGACCTTTAATGCATTTCATGGTCATCCAGATGCAAGGTTCAAATTCACCATGACCTTTTTCAAAGTCATATAAGAATTCTTTCTTCACATAACATTGAACTGGTGGTAAATTGTGGACTAAAAATGCCATTATTTCCTTACGAACTTACTAAAGTTGGGTGGTTGCCATCCTTCAGGTTTTAAAACTTTACCATCTTCTCGTTTCAATACCTTTCGGGTCTCTTTGTCAATTTTCTTTAAGTTACTTAGAGCACCTTCGTCCCACAACCTCTCACAATCCCAACCTCTCGACAACATATAACCTACAATCACCCAAATCATATCGAAACACGCATCGATTTCTTCTGTTTCATCATTAGCATTTTTGGCTTGAATGTATTCGTTGAATTCTTCACAAATCAAATTATGATAGAGTGACGATTGTGAAATATTAACTTCAGTTGTAGTTTGCCCTGCAGCGGTCATAAAGACCTGCACATCAGTAAATACTTTTGTCATTAGAATTTCTCTTTTCTTAGTTCTGATTCGTAAGTGCGTTGTCTCAATTCACTAGAACTGAAACGGTGTGTGCGAGAGTTGTAGTATGTTTTAATACCTCTTGCATCACAAATATCACGACCTGTTAGTTGTTTGTCTTTATATTCTTCACCGCAAATACGCATTGTAATGGGTAAAAACATCAACAAATCTTCAAGGTCTTTTTCGGTATCATAGACGATGATTTCATCCACGAACTTGACCGCAGAAAGTTGAACATATCTTTCTACGATTGATTGAACTGGTTTGTTTTTGGTGTTTGGCCTATCAATTGTTGGGTCTGTTTGCAAACCTACAATTAGATAGTCACAGATAGACTTGCACTCAGCAAGCATTAAGATATGACCTGCATGTAGTAGGTCAAAAGTAGAACAGGTAAACCCAATGGGTTTTCCAATCATATCATCAGGTAGAACTAACATCATATAACTCCATCATAAAGGGAAGTCCGGTCACCACGACCGGACTCCTATTTATCAACGGTTTGCGATATACATTGTAATCTCAAAACCGTAACGCATTTCTACCGCTTCTGGTTTGGTCCACATAGTCATCTCCTTTATAAAGAAGTGGAATTATTTCCACACCACTATATTATCTCAAACGAGAAGAAATATCAATACGCAAAATCATTAAACAACACTACGAATTTAACACTTTCGCTACTGAGTTCATCACTGCCGCAATACGGCCAATGTCACGCAATTGTTCAACAGTAAGACCTTCTTTTTTCAAAGTGTCGTAATGTGCTTTAACACAGAAGTGGCATTTACCAACAATCGAAGCTGCAAGACTGTATGCTTCAAAATTTAGTTTGGTTGTACCACCATGTGATGCAATTGCGTTCATTCTCAGTTGTGCAGGCAAACCTTTTAAGTTTACATCTTCGGCCATTTCAACATATGGATACCATACATTGTTTTGTGCCATGATGGCAGATGCGGTCAAGGCGGCGTCACGCTCTTTGGCATCATCCATACTTGACTGTATAAAAGTAACGAGTTTTCCGTTACCTGTTGCCATTGCGGCAGCCAAAGCACAACCATTAGCGAGAGTAACATCCAAAGTGCTACGATTAATGACAGCGTCCAAATTAAGTTTAGTGTCTTTCGCATATTCAGGTAACGCCTCTTTAATTTGGTCAACCCAACTCATAGTGTTTCACCACCAACTGTTCGGTTACATGCACACAGTTCGCCAGTTTGCAATGCATCCAATACACGCAAAGTTTCTTCTGGTGAGCGACCAACATTTAGATTGTTCACAGTAACATGTTGAATCACATTGTCAGGGTCAACAATGAATGTTGCACGAAGAGCTGCGCCAGCAGGTTCGTAGAAACAACCTAACTGATTAATGAGTCCTTCATTCCAACGATAGTCAGAATCTTCACCAAGGCGATTTGGTGCCTTGCCAGTTTCATAACCACTACGAATAGTGTCAGCGAACTGAATGTGTTTGATTTTCTTCAAATCTTCATGTGCGTTTTGCCATGCTACTTTGCAGAACTCATTGTCTGTTGAACCAGTGAGCAATACAGCATCACGGTCCTCAAAGTCTTGTGCAAGTTTATCGTATGCAACAATTTCAGTCGGACATACGAATGTAAAATCTTTTGGATAGTAAACAATTACTTTCCACTTACCTGGAAAAGATTCTTCATTAATGGTAAAGAAAGCATCTTCTGGTTGACCGGGTTTCACGCCTGTAATTACAAACGGTTCTAATTTATCACCTACTGTTTTCAATTCAATTCTCCTTGATAGTTAAAGTCTATTGAGTTTTAATACTCGATAATACTTATTAATAGTTTACATGGAATTCAATCATTTGTCTAATGATTTTTTCCTATCTTCGTCATCGATTTTTTTAATAAAAATTCTGCCATCTTTTTCGGAGATATCTAATGTGTCGCCTTCTTTCCAACCCATTTCTTCTAGCAATTTAGGTGGCAATTCAATGATTGCATCTCCATTATCGCATATTTCAAGGACTTTTGCGGTAAATGTTTTAGACTTTTTCAACTTTCACTCCTGCTTTTTCCAAGAATTGTATGCCATTTTCGTCACGGTAACTGTTGCGATAATAAACAGAATCAATACCGGATTGATAAACCAATTTTGCACAGTCCAAACAAGGAGCATGAGTGACAAAAAGAGTAGAACCGAGGCCAGATTCAGTAGACCTTGCCAACTTAGCGATTGCATTTGTCTCAGCATGAAGCACCTCTGGTTTGGTTTTTAACCTATATCGCCTAGCATAACCTAGGTCAGGATTAATATCTTCTTCTTCAAAAGGCCATTGTTGAACTATCTCATCTGGACTTAACCAACCGCCAGCATCTCTGGACATATAGTCCTCATGCTCACAGTTGTTATCCCAACCTGAAGGCATACCATTGTAGCCAATAGAAATGATACGATTATCTTTTACGATAATTGCACCAACATGTAATCTTTTTGCACTTGAAAGTTCCGCAAACACCTCTGCGGTTTTCATGTATGCGTCAATAAACTTCTGTTTCATTCAGAAGCTTCTCTACGATTTTTCTTTTCTGATTTATATGGTTGTGCGCCAAAGAGTTGTGCCTCAATCATGGCGTTTTTGTATTGATGGCGTTTTACGGGGTCAACAATAGTTGCCATAAATCGCTTGGTTTGTTTTTCAATTTTAAAATTCTTATCACGCTTCATCATAATCTCCAAATTATAAAAGCGGGGCAGATGCCCCGCCAGACTTATGCCACTTTCTTCTCTTGCAGAAGTTGTGGTTTAAACTCTTTCAAGTTTTCACCAATTTCAATCTTGCGAGGTTTCTTATGTTCGGGAATAATATTCTCCAAACCAATGCGAAGAATACCATCTTTGAACTCTGCACCTTTCACTTCAATTGTATCAGCGATTGTAAGAGTTTTGGTGAAAGACCTTGTTCCAATACCACGGTGAATGTATTGAACATCAACATCTTTCTCCTTTTTTTCACCTTTCACAGTTAGGGTACCATCTTCAACTGAAATAGTGATTTCGTCTTTAGAAAAGCCTGCAATGGCCAATTCTACGATATATCGACAATCATCCAGTTTGATGATATTGTGAGGTGGGAAGTTTGAGACATTTTTTTGAATATCCATGTTCAAGAGTTTTTCAACATCATCGAAAAACCTATCAAATCCCAAAGTAGATTGGGTTAGAGGACCGAAAGAAATGCGTCCTAGTGTCATAGTTTATCTCCTTTTAAGCGAGTTTACAAAAATGTGACCCATTAGGCGTCACAACTTTATTTATTCACGATTTCATAAGCCAATCGGTTTACTAAGAATTTTCTTCCTGGATTCTCTGCGTGATAAACCAGGATGAATTCGTAGTTACCTTCTTTGCGAACATCATCGTAATTATCGGTATAAACATATTCAGTTGAATACCGATTCTTCAATTTTACTACTTTCACTTTTTTGTCCATGATAATTCACCATGTCAATACTCTTGTGTTTTTTTACCAATATTATATTTTGTAATCAATTGCCATTCGTCTTTTTCTTTGAAAGAAATAATCTTTATTTGATGCAATGGTGCAATGTTATCTTTCATCAAAGAAGGATTCATAATCTTTACAAGACCCCATTCTTCCAAAAGTTTGGCGATTGCATTTCGTCTTTGAACATCGTTCTCAGAAATATTAGAAGGTTTGCCATCCAATGCAAACAATTCTTTGAAATGCACAATGTAATATTTACCTTGCTTGTGTAGAATGTGGCACGATTGATACAACACTTTTTCCTTGCGAGAAGAAACGCCAATTCTGGTAAGAGTTTCTCTCACCTTTAAAAAATCGTCTTGTTCCGTCAAGGTGACTTCCACAAATTTAGATAAGTCTACCATCATTACCTCTTAGTCAATCCACCCGTTTGGGTTTGTTCTTTTAATTGTTGGATTTGTTCTTTGCTAAGTAGGCGGTGCGCCTCACGGGCTTTTGTGTCGGAGAAACCAAAGATAGTCTTTATACATTCCAAATCGTCACTTTTTTCAGCCTTTACCCACTTCGCAAACGGTCGCTTTTGGGACCTGACGGTATTTAGTAAAAAGTCATTTTGCAACTTTTTGTCAATGAAATGTCTGCGGTTCATTTCATTTGCATACAGGATACAGTCCTTGTGATAAGAAAGACTACGATTTACAAGAAAAGGTGTATAGTCCTTTTCTGTAATTTCATCAACAATCAACTGTTTCTTATTTTGTAGTATAGCATTTACATAATCAAAGGGATTGCTCATGTCAACATCCTAATCAAACCAATGGTATCGATGGTAGTGAGTAAAAGATAATTAGCAAGGAGGCCAAATGATTTCCGAGTATAAGCAGCCCAAGCATACATAGCGCAGCCAACAATCCAAATAGGGTAAAGAACAAGTAACGGAGGATTCGGTACCGTAAGAGCCATCGTAATGCTACAGCCAATGCTAATAGCCCAAGCAACAAGTTCAACAATAAAACGCCAACGATTAGACTGCCAATCATCTTTTATCCATTCGAATATTCCGTTAAAGATATCATTCATACGAACTCACAGTTTACCATCAACTCAGTCAAGCAGGCTACAGTATTGATTTCTTGGTCTGCAACAAACGCAGCCTTATACTGATAGTCTGCAAGAATCAAAACTGCTTGTGGAATCGATGTAGGTTTCATAACATCATACATTGCATCATATAGTTTACGGAACAATGTATTACTATCAATTTCATTTGATGCAACCCACTTACGAATGGCACCAAAATCTTTTGTGGAGACATACTTTACAATTTCTGTAATTGATACATCACCAATTTGTGCAAGGATGCCTGTATCGATTTTACCAAACTGTGAATATCGTTGTAGTTCATTCAGAACACGGCGAAAGTCTGGGAAATGTTTCTTTACAAGTTCAGCAAGAACCTTGTCATCCGAGTCAACTTTTTCACTTTGCAAAATCATCTGAATTCGTTTGAAAAACGCAGAGGCCATCTTGGCTTTCTCACCATTCTTCAAACCAAAATCAATTACTGCACACCGTGAATGGAGCGGTTCAATGATTCGATTCTTATAGTTACAAGTGAAGATAAACGAACAGTTCGGTGCGAATTCTTCAATCGCATTACGAAGCGCAGGTTGTGTAGAGTTTGGATTTAGATAATCAGCTTCGTCAATAATGATGACCTTACGACCACCAGATAGAGACATTGACGATGCATAGTTCTTAATCTTGGTACGAAATGTATCGATACCAGATTCATCAGAACCGTTAATAACCATAAAGTCACAACCAATCTCATTACACATGGCTTTTGCAACAGTAGTTTTACCTACGCCTGCGCCGCCACTCAGTAAGAGATTGGGTATGCTTTGTTGGTTTACATATTCTTGGAAAGGCTTTTTAAGTCTTTCAGGAAGAATACACTCCTCGATTGTTTTTGGACGATACTTCTCTGTCCACAACAGATGTTCCATAATATAAACCTTTCACAAAAATCATAATTTAATTTGCTGTGTTCAAACGAGACACAACTTCAAGGATTGGTTCTTTGATTTGAAAAGAACCTTTTACTGTTTCAATCACAGTAATCCCATTGGTTTCAAATACATTCACTACATGACGGTTATCAATTGCAATCGAATAACCTTGACTGTTTTTGAACCATACTAACATTAGGCAGCCTCAAACTTTGAGCCTGCTTCAGTAGAAATGTAATACTGAAGTGGAACATTTTTGTTTTTAAAGTGCGATACACCTTTAGACGAGATTGAAACTTCATACGAACCAGGCATTACTTTAGTAAGGTTCTCAGTTTTGAAAATCATCTTAAACTTGTTGCCATTACCTTCTGCAATTTCAAGTGCATCGGTATGAGCAGAATCATTTTGTAGGTCGAGTGTAACGATACTGATTTTCTTACCATCAGATTCAATTGCAATGTGTGGTGAAGAAAGAACAGAAGCTGCACGAAGAACCCAATCGAAATCTTCCGAAGAAAATGTGAAAGAGATTTCTGCGGCAGGCATTACGAATTGTTTCTCAGGCGGAGTAACAATCATTGTTGGTTCACAGAAACGATATTTAATCTTACTGCGACCTTTGTTACCAACGATTAAAACATGTTTCTCATCGAATTCAAACGATGGGTCATCTTTGTGTAGAGACACAACCGACAAGAAATTGTTTAGGTCATACACACCAAAGTCAGCAGGAATTTCTTCTTTGATTGTGACTTCAGCAAGAATGTTTTTATGTGACGAGACAGTTTTAAGTGTCTTGCCTTGTTTGAAAAAGATACCTTGGTTGATTGTTCCAAAGTTCTTCAATACGGACAATGTTTCATTTGATAGTTTCATTTAACACCTCATAATTAAGATTTATCAACAGAATACAGTATATCATGTTCATACAGAAACATGAGGCAACAAAGTGCAT